TTCGCCGCCATTGAGCCCTGATGGCGGAATTGGTAGACGCGGCGGATTCAAAATCCGTTTTCGAAAGGAGTGGGAGTTCGAGTCTCCCTCGGGGCACCAGCACAATGAAGAAAGGCCTTGAATTTCAAGGCCTTTTTTTTCGCCTGGCGTAAAGTTGGCGTAATGGGAAATTCTTCGAAGGGATGCGAATGAGCCTGAAAAATACCGACTGGAAATTCTTCGTAAGCTTGCTTGTTGGGGTTTTGGGAGTGGGGGCATCTATCTACTGGCCCTTCGCAGACCTCAGAGGGCACGGCCTAACGCTGAGCTTGGTCTCATCTGCATCACTGCAGCCATCAGCCGGGTCGCCAATACAAGACCTGCAGGTAACGCTCAACGGTAGCAGGATCGAAAACCCATACCTGTCGTCTCTAACGATCATCAACAGCGGCTCCAAGCCCATCTTGAGTTCGGACTTTGACACTCCGCTTGGCATTACCGTTCAGGGCCAAGCCACACTGGTGACAGCACAGATCAGCGGCTCGACCCCTAAAGGAATTCCTGTTGATTTGAAGGTTGAGGACGGGCGAGTGAAAATTCTGCCATTTCTGTCTAACCCTGGCGACGAAGTCAACCTAGTGGTCATCACGTCAGGAATTCCGAATTTGATACCGAGCGCAAGAATTGCCGGGGTTCGAGAGATTGTCGTCCAAGATCTGACGCAGGTGCAGGCCAAGCCTCTTGCAGCCCTTGCCGCCGGCTTGATCGCTGCGACCTGCTTCTTTTTGTATACCTACCTCCTGTCAAGAGGAAGGCTGCTGCAGAGACTGGAAGTAGGACCATGGATACGTGTTCCGACACTACTTTGCATGGCTATCTGCGGAACCCAGGCCCTGCAAATTGTCGTCGTCAAGCTCGCTCCGATGATAGCGCTTGGAGTAGTTGCCGTAGTCCTGGCTGGCGCTGTCGGTGTCGCGGGCGGAATGCTCGCTGTGAAAGCCGCGAACAGAAATCAGGCTTAGATGCGGGATCGAGAGGTTCCCAAGCCGATAACAAGGGCTCGATCACGTCAACCCACTCCAATCTGCTGACGGCTTCCAACGGTATCGAGATGACGTTGCGCAAGTGGTGACAGTTTTGATGGCAGTTACTGAAGCTGGGAAATTTTGGGCACCAGCGAGACGCGCAGTTCTGATGGTTTTGCCCGAGCCCGTTCCCCTGACGCGACTTTAGCGTTTCATGTTGACCCACGGGAAAGAGGTTAGGCAGGTTAGTTTTTTGCTGACATGCCTGAGACCTTTGGCAGTTGCGGTTTTGCGACCGCCCGTCGAAGTTAGCTGCAAGTTAGGTTAGGTTATCTACTTACCTTTTTTAACGTTAAACACCATTTAAATAAAGTCCTTTAATATCAATGGATTAAATAGCACTAACCCTCACTCTTACCTTCGCTAACTCACCAAGGTTAGGCGTCCAGCCTAATGTTTACGGGTTATTTGGCCCCATCACTCACGTCCGAAGAAAACCTAACCCTTTTCCCGAGCCACCTCAGAAATACACCTCTCCACGCGCTTAACCTGAGCCTTTGAAAAGACAGCCATCCTCGCAGGGTTCTGAAGGTTTTCAATGGTCCGGAAACGCTCCGGCAGCCCCTTGCAGGCTTTGCCATCCCCAGAGTGCAGAAGCGCAGAAAACTCGAGGCATTTAGCCCGCAGGCGAGGTGGGGGGATGACGGCGCGCGCCAGATGATGGGGGCGCCGCTGTACGTTCCAGACACAGTCACCGAGTTTGGGATTTTTTTGATAACCTCTGCGCTCAGCCAAGTCATAAACTCAAGGGCTTTGCCTGGATGCAAACACACAATTACCTAGACTAGCTATGACGGAAGTGTAGTGAATTTAACATTTCAAGCGATTACCTTGAACAAAGGCCGAGCGTGGAAAGCTGCCGCGAGTTGCTGTCTCTCACTCCGATGAATTGATGCGTGCAAGCTCGCAGCTGATCAAAACCAACAGGAATATTATGAGCACGGATAAAGATGACTCGCCTAGGCAAAAAACTGTTCTTTTTCTAGGCAATGCAGATTCTGAAGGGGTCACAGCCCAATTAAGGGCCGCTGGCACTTTATACAAAAAGAAGATATTAGACTCTAGCCCTGAAAACTGGGAAAGCATTATCTCTATCTTTCAAGAATATGATGTTTCTTGCGTGGTGGTTAAGCTAACAAGATCTACCTTCACTAATTTTTGCATGAAAGAATACAGTGAATTAAGGATGGAATTACTGACGTTAATTTCATTGAGACCAAACCTTTTTCTGGCTCATGAATCCTTGCTCACAGGGGAGCAAGACCAGTCCTATGTGGAGTACATCTCAAAAAAGTACAACTATGATGTTGAGGATGACCCTGACCATATTGCATCATTTTATAGCAGCGTGTTTGCTCCACCCCCAGCAGAGGTAAGGCAAGAAGTTGCTGAATTACTTTCATCTTTTGGAATAGATGTAGTCCCATATGAAAAGAACGTAGACTTTGTAGTTGTCGCTTCTGTATTCGTCGAGATGCAGGAGAAAAATTTGATATTCAGAATCTATGTCCCATCAGAACGTATGTGGGCCAATGAAGCTGAGAAATTGCTCCAACTATTCAGAGAATACTTACAGAAGGTCTCAGGCCTAAATGTTCGTCACGATCAACATAGAACAAATCAAGGCGTGGTCTATGAGTTTTTTGGAGGGGATAGCCTGGCAAGTGGCTCTCTGCCTGAAGCATTTGATAAGTTCTCATCATTTATGGATATGTGCGCCTCTAACCCAGAGCATGCAAAAGATTTATTAGCTTCCGCTAATTTAAACAAGGTTGAAGTATTCAATCTTGTGGAAAGATATAGCAAAGAGGCCAGAAGGCTTCATGTAGATATAAAGCAGGAGCGGGAAAGAAAGCTACTTGCGATACGACATAGCCTTGAAAGCGACTTGGCTGAACATGTGAGAACGGAACATGATTGGAACATCATCAACAGAGTTATAGAGGGTAGTGTTCCGCCCGTTAGTGGTGTTCTGTCTGCCTTTGCAATTGACCGACGGCCGTTACCGGAAGCCTATAAAAATTTAACCATTAACATCAGTCCGCAAATCATTGACACGGTCCATGGCGTGGTCGCGCAACAAATATTCGGAAATCAATACCTCGGACCTGATGCGTTACAATTACTCGAAATTATCGAGCAATATGCTGGAGCTAACAAAACAAGTCTTGCGTCGGCGGTGCACGAACTATCTGACGGCAGCGCCAGTTCTGAAGATAGGATTACTGCGAAGCAAAGGTTGAAAGGATTTCTTTTTTCAGTTGCTGGAAAAATCGGAGATGTAGCCGCTGGAGTTCTCCAAAGCTATATTGAGGGTCAGGTAGGCTTGTGAAATTCCGAAGCTGGCCTAGGAACAGAGACTAAGGATGCGACGGATATAACTAACTGCTGGGTTTTCTTATAGCCGTCAGGCTGACAGCCGAGTAGCCCAGCTGTCAAGTTTACGCCCCGTAGGCGCACTGAGCGCAGCATAGTTAATCCTCAGCTATGCGTGTCATCGTGCAGGCTCTGGCTGGAGGAAGAAATTTAACTGTGGTGGCGATCACCACAGCTATAAATTTTCCTGGCCTGAAGCTGCCGGTCAGAGTGTAGATGGATCGGCCGCAATTACCGAGCCGAGATGAAATGTCGGACCAAGTGCCCGGCTCCACGCCGCTCTGCAAAGCCGAGTGACGTTAGCAAAGACATCATTGCGGTGGATGCCGGAAAACAACGGACAAACACTTTTTTGTTTACCGGTTTGAGAACTTCCAAAAGGTCAATCACAGCGTCTCGACCGTAACCTTTTCGGCGGTGCTCGGGGGCAACCGCCAAAACATTCAAATCAATTTCATCTGGGTTAGGGGCTGATCGCAAGATGATGAAGCCCACTGGCTCGTCACCCACAGTGAGCATTTGAACAGATAACGCTGCCGGGGCACCCCGCTGTGCGATAACGATGCAGTCAGAAACATCGCTCATCCACTTTTCGTGTACCGACTCGTCCTTCAACGTACCAACAAAATGGCCGTGCTTGGTCTCAGACCTGACTAGTGCGTCGATAAAGGGCATATCTGATTCTGTAGCCAACCGGGACTTGAGCAATGACATCGGAGGTCTCTTGGCAAAAAAGGAAAAGCATACTTCCAATTGCCCACCCTGCAAAACCCTGGCACCGGGCCGCGATCCTGCAGATAAACCTAGGTCGTCAATTATGCTTCTGCGACTCAACATCTACGCATTTACAGGCGTTTCGTAAGCCTTAAACCTCACAACCTCCTCCCCACACCACTCATTCAGCTGCGCCATCCGCACCTGAATCGGCTCAAGCTCATTGGCCGCATAGATCTGCGCCGCTTCCCTGATCGACCCAAACCCTCCAGCATTCTGCGGAACAATCCCCATCAACTGCGGCGGGATCCGAAGGCTGGCCAGCACGTCATCACGCGTCTGATTCTTGATCGAGTTGAACTCGTCCTTTGCCGTCACCTCGCTCACAGGAATGATCTGCAGCCCATCTTTCTTGCCGTTGGGTGAGTACACAAACAGGTTGCGGAAGTTGCCAGGCCCCTTGGAGTCCTTGAGCGCTTTGCGGAGGGAGTCGACATCTGCCTCGTTCTGCGCGGCGTCGGTCATGTACAGAATGAAGCCGGCATGGCTGCCGTTCTCGTAGTACTTACGCCGGAACAGCGTGGCCGACTCGTTCAGCAGTGCGGACTGCAGCGCGCTGATCCACTCAGGCAGTCCATAAACCTCTTGGTGCAGGTCCGCTTCGCGCAGATGAAAGATCGTACCGGCCTCGAATTCGTGTTCATCTTTCCAGCCCTGGACCATGAAGTGCCGACCTTCCTTGCCGGACCGCATGTATTTCGCCAGCGGCGGCACCAGCTCACGCACCCGCCCCAGCACTGAGCGGCGCGCTTCCAGGTATCCGTTGCCCAAGCACAGGAAATCCAGCGCGAACTGTTCAAACGCCGCCCGCGACAGCAACGGGTGCGGGATGAACGTCTTGCTCAGCAAGTTGCGCTTGAACATCAACCCGGAATGCAAATGCACACTGGAACCCACCGAACGCGCCAAACCGTCCAATGACAGCGGCGGCTCGTACCACCGTCCGTTAAACCAGCACTCCAGATAATCGAACAACTCTCGGCCACTCAAAACCGGGGCCGGGTCACCAAAACTAAACGCCTCGATCTTTCCGTCAGTGCGCGGTATGAATTCCTGCGTAGCCGCGGTGGTCGCGGACTTCATTTGCGGGAGTTGGCTGCGACGTTTCGACATCAAAAAATCTCCATCCGCCCGGTATTGGCAGCGGTCTGCCCCTCAAGCGGTTCGTTGTGCAATGCGTGAAAGAGTGCCCACGCCAAGTCGGCATGCCCGGTCGTGTCGTTGCGCCCTGCGGTGTAAGTAAATTGGCGACCGCCTGCGGTGATGGTCTTGCGGATCGCCATCAGCGACTGCGCCATGTCGGTCCAGCCTGCGTCGAACTCGAGTCGCCCACGGTGGATCACGTCGTACGCCTTCAATACCAGGCGCGTCTTGACCTCGGGTGAGTAGCTGAACGTGGTCACGTTGGGGAAAAACTGGCGCACCAGCTGCGCCACGCCGCTGCCGAGCCCCGTGACATCGATGCCGATGTACGTCACCCAGTAACGATCGCACACGGCCTTGATGACGCTGGCCTGTGCGGCAAAATCCATGCCCCGGAACTGGTGACGCTCCAGCACCCGGAACTTGCCACCTGGCACCAGCGGCGGTGCAACAACCACCAGTCCGGAACAGTCGCCCGTCTCTGCGGGGTCGTAACCCACCCACACCTGACGATCACCGAATGGGCGCATGGCAAACGGCTTGTAGTCTTCAGCCCACTCCACCCAGCTATCAACCATGCACGGCTGCAATGCCGACAGCGGGAAGATGCTCGACCCATCATCGACAAACTCGCACATCAGCAGATTGGCGAAGGCCTCGGGACTGTATTCGCGACGCAGCTCCTCAACGTCGAACAGGTCGCAGCCACCCTGCTCCGCATCCAGAATCGTGACGATCTGTCGCCACAGGCGGTCTTCGCAGAACCGCCCCTGCTGCAGCGCGCCGTGGCTAACATCGACTTTGGTGTGTTGCGCGGCTGGCTTGCCTTTATTGAAGCGCTCGCCCGTCCAGAAGGTGTAGGCCTCATGGGCCATGCTGGAAGGCGTCGAGAAATAGGTTTTGCGCCACTTCTTGTGCATCGCCATGCCCGAGGCAACCTTGTTCAGTTCCTCGAATTTGAACGTCCAGAAAAACTCGTCAAAGTAAAAGTTGCCGTGATACCCCTGGGCGGTGCGAGCGTTGGTTCCCAAGAAAAACAGTTCTGCGCCGTTGGGTAAAACGATAGGATCGCCGGTTAACTCGACACCGATCACCTCACGGGCGAACGCCTGAATGTAGCCCCGAAACAGGTAAGCCTGGTTCTTGGACGCTGACAGAAAGATCTGATTGCGCCCGGTCTCCAGCGCATCAAGAAATGCCTCCCGCGCAAAGTAGTAGGTGGCGCCGATCTGCCGGCTCTTGAGGATGACGCGGGTGCGTTGATTGCCAGCGCGATACCAGTCCTTTTGATAATCAAAGCAGCCATCGATAAACGCTTCGCGGAGCAGCTCGATCTGCTCTTCGCTGATGTCATTCTTTGGCGTCTTTTTCTTCGGGCCTTCGTTGCGTTTTGCCAGGTTGGGGTTGAGCTCGGTTTCGGTACCGCCACTCTGGAAACGCTGAATGCGCGCTTGGCGTTCAAGCTGACGGTGCAGCAGATCGATCTCCTTGAAGTCGCCGCCGCTCTTGCCTTCCTTGAGGATCAACTGCACCAGACGCGCTTCCAGCGCGCCGCCAATCCGCTCGACGTTATCAGCCCGGTCCCACTCGTCCCGTGCCTTCCAACTGTGTAGTGTTTTCTCCTTCTCCCCAGTCGCCTCGGCAATCTCACAGACACGCCAGCCCATCCAATAAAGAAACTTGGATCGGCGCCGGGGATCGATAGGAAGCAGCTCGCTGGTAGTCATGGCGGCGATGCTGCCGCCCACGCGCGCGAGTCAGTAGCGCCGCCAGTTGTCGCCCTCCCTCCTACAACCCGGCACCGTTGCCGCAACACGCGCGCGTCCCGAACATGCCCTCATCGCAACGCACCTTCACCCAAACGTGCGTCAACCGACTTGAGGGCTTCAGGCATGAAGAAATTTCGCAGCAAATGGTTCCGGGTCGCCGTCGAGGGCGCGACCACCGATGGTCGTCATATCGAACGCGATTGGATCGAGCAGATGGCCGCCACTTACGACCGCAGCAAATACGGCGCGCGGGTCTGGATGGAACACATTCGCGGAACGCTGCCGGACTCCCCGTTCCGCGCTTATGGCGACATCCTGGCGGTGAAAGTCGACGACGTCGAAATCGACGGTAAGAAAGTCCGCGCTTTGTTCGCCCAGATCGAGCCGACCGATGACTTGGTGAGCATGGTCAACAAGCTCAAACAGAAAATCTTCACCAGCATCGAAGTGCGCGAGAAATTCGCAGACACAGGCAAGGCCTACCTGATGGGCTTGGGCGTCACCGATACCCCCGCCAGCCTGGGCACGGAAATGCTCGCGTTTTCTGCTCAACACCCAGAGGCCAGCCCGCTCAAATCGCGCAAACAGTCTCCCGATAACCTGTTCACCGTCGCCGAAGAACAGAGCTGGTCTTCGAAGAATACGAAGAAAAACCCAGCCTCGGCGCCCAACTGTTCAGCAAGGTGCAGGAACTGCTCAAGGGCAAACAAGCCAAGGATGACAGCGAGTTCGGCGCCATTGGGCAGGCCGTTGAAGCCATCGCCGAGCACGGCAAAGACCTTGCCGAGCAGTTCACTGCTGCGCAAACAACCCACAGCGAACTGAGCAGCCAGGTGCAGCAACTGAATTCCGACCTGTGCGAGCTGAAAACCGTCCTCGGCAAGACACAAGACCACACGCAGCCCCAACGCCCACCGATAACCGGCAGCGGCAATCAGGCGCTGGCTCAATTCTGACCGGATCGCCGACCAGCCAGCCCACTACCGGAGATACACATGCGCAACGACACTCGGAAACTTTTCACTGGCTACCTGGGCCAGGTCGCCAAACTCAATGGGGTTGAGTCGGCTGGGGCCACCTTCAATGTGGACCCGACCATTCAGCAGCGGCTGGAAACCAAGATCCAGGAGTCGAGCGACTTTCTGACCAAGATCAACATCATCGGCGTCGACGAGCAGGAAGGCGAAAAGATTGGTCTCGGCGTCGGCGGCACGGTTGCCAGCCGCACCAACACAAGCGTTCAAGCTCGCGCCCCGCGTAGCATCGGCACGCTGTCCAACGACAAATACAAAGCGCAGCAAACCGACTTCGACACCTTCGTCAGTTACAAGCAGCTCGATGCCTGGGCCAAGTTCCCCGACTTCCAGACGCGCCTTTCCAATGCCATCGCCCAACGTCAGGCATTGGACCGCATCCAGATCGGCTTTTACGGCACCACGGCCGCAGAGCAAACCGACCGCACCGCTCACCCGCTATTGGAAGACGTCAACATTGGCTGGCTGCAGCAATACCGCACACACGCGCCAGATCGCGTGCTGAAGGAAGGGGCTACTGCCGGCAAGATCACCATCGGCAAAAACGGCGATTTCAAAAACATCGACGCGCTGGTCTATGACGCCATCCAATTGCTGGACCCTTGGTATCGCCGCCACCCCGGTCTGGTCGTCATGACCGGTCGCGAGCTGGTCCACGACAAGTTCCTTGCCCTGGTCAACACCGATCAGGACTCCACCAACAAACTGGCCAGCGACCTGATCATCTCGCAACGCCGTGTGGGGGGCCTGCCGCTTTACGAAGTGCCGTACATACCCGAAGGCACAATTCTCATCAACATCTTCAGTAATTTGTCGCTGTATTGGCAGATCGCGGCCCGACGCCGCTACATCAAGGAAGAGCCCGAGTGGAACCGCGTCAGCAACTTCGAATCCTCGAACGAGGCCTATGTGGTCGAGGAATACGGCATGGGCTGCCTGCTGGAAAACATCGCCCCCGTTGAAGCCGAAACCACTGACCCAGTGGACGAGGGCTGACCGATGGCGCTCAGCCTTGCTCAAGCCCACCAACGCCGTGCACGCGCGGCGATGGAGTCGGCCAAAACGGCGCCTCGGCAATCCATGGCCGGCGCCACCGCCTACGAACATCAGCTCAATCAGCTGCTGCAGGACCGATTGCGCTTGAAGTCGATTCAATCCAACGAAGGCAAAGCGGCGCTCAAGCTTCAACTTTTGCCCGAGTACATCCCTTATGTCGCAGGTGTGCTCGAAGCTGGCAACGGCGCTCAGGATGACGTCATGACCACCGTCATGGTCTGGCGGATCGACACCGCCGACTACAGCGGCGCCTTGGACATTGCCGACTACGTGCTTAAACACGCCCTGATCATGCCCGATCGATTCGAGCGCACGACCGGGTGCCTGGTCGCGGAAGAAATCGCGACTGCCGCCCTGAAAGCGCAAAAGGCTGGCGGCAGTTTTGATCGGAAAATTCTGTACCGCACAGCAGAGCTCACCGAAGAGCAGGACATGCCGGATCAGGCGCGGGCCAAGCTTTACCTCGCCACCGGCCGCGCGACCTTAGATGGTATTACCGCCGAAGTCCCAGGCCAGGCGGGGCAGATTGAAGCCGGTATTGAGCTGCTCAAACGCGCCATCACGCTGCATGACGCATGCGGCGGTAAAAAGGATCTCGAGGGCGCAGAGCGCCTTCTGAAAAAACACGCTGCATCCGCCGCTTGACGGCCCGCAGCTAACCAAGCGTCCCCACGCACCCCGCCGGCTCGAGGCGGATCGGTCAGGCACCTCCCCCTGAACGTGATGCCTCGATCACCGGCGACCTATTCCCGAGTGCAGTCCATGAACGCATTTGTAGCCAGCGGCTCGGTCGACGAGGGCCATATCAATACGGACCCGTTCTGGCCGTCGATAGACCTGGAGAACTTGCGCGCCACATTGCGCATCGACGCAAGCGTGACCTCGGCCCGTCTGGAAACCGCCGTGATCGCCGCCGCCATCAACCTCAACCGCGAGTTGAGTGAATGGCGAGTGGCACAACAAGCCGCAGGGCACTCACAACTTGAGGACGTGCCCGGCGACCAAATAAACGACATCCCCGTCCGCGTGCATCTGTATCGCCGCGCCATCGAGGCCGGTACCGGTGCCGAGGTGTGTGAGCGCTACCGCTCTTACGACACCACCCATTCAGGCAACAGCAACGCCGAACAACTCACGCCCAACATCGACGACTACCGTCGAGACCTGCGCTGGGCAGTACGTGACTTCCTTGGGCGCAATCGCAGCACCGTGGAGCTGATCTGATGACTGTTGCCATTCGTACCCAGCAAAACGAAACGGTAGACGGCCTCTGCTGGCGCCATTACGGCCGGACCGCAGGCGTTACCGAAGCCGTGCTGGATGCCAACCCCGGCTTGGCCGATCACGGCCCGATTCTGCCGCAAGGCATTGTCGTCACCCTGCCAGAAGCCCAACCCGCCGCACCGCAGCGGCAAATGGTGAATTTATGGGACTGATCACGCAGTACCTCCCTACTCCCACCGACCCTGGACAACGGAATGAAGCGCATGCCTGAACGTCCCGACACCTGGGCTTGGCTAGCGACCTGGCTTGAACAGAACTGGCCCGCACTGTATGCGGGCATCCTCGCCGTGGTCATTGCCGCCCTTCGCGTCATCTATGGCGGCGGCACGCTACGCCGCATGCTGATCGAGGCCCCGCTGTGCGGCACCTTGGCACTCGCTGCCAGCCATGGTCTCGCGCTAATCGGTATCCCTACAGCCACCGCGCCCTTCTTCGGAGGCGTGATTGGCCTGCTCGGCGTGGAAGGCACGCGTGCTGCAGCCAGAAAGTTTTTCATTCGCAAGGTAGAACAACCATGACGACCCTGAGACATGGCGACCGCTCGCACGCTGTTCGCATCCTGCAGAAGAACCTCAACAACCAGGGCGCCAAGCTGGTGGTCGATGGCGATTACGGCGACGCCACCGAAGCCGCGATCAGGGCCTATCAACTGAAAGTGGGCCTGGTGGCCGATGGTGTGGCTGGGGACAAAACCCAGACCAGCCTGGCTGGGGGCGATTGCACTTTGTTGCTAACCAACAGCGACATGCTTGCCGCCGCTAAGCGTCTTGACGTGCCGTTGAGCAGCATTTACGCGGTCAACGAAGTGGAATCCAGCGGCAGCGGTTTCCTCGGCAACGGCCGGCCCGCGATTCTGTTCGAGCGACACATCATGTACCGCCAGCTCGCTATACCCCGGCATGCAGACGACGATCCGGTCGCGCTTCAACATCATGCTGATCAGCTGGCCATCGACAATCCGGCACTGGTCAATCCAAAGCCTGGCGGATACATCGGCGGCACCGCTGAGCACCAGCGCCTGAGCATGGCTCGTCTCATCGATGACACCGCCGCGCTGGAGTCAGCTTCATGGGGTGCCTTCCAGATAATGGGCTTGCACTGGAACCGTCTCGGCTACACCAACGAGCAGAATTTCGTGGCGGCCATGTGCGCGGGGGAATCACAGCAGTTCGACGCCTTCACTCGTTTCATTGAGACCGATCCGGCACTACACAAAGCGCTCAAGGCATGCAAATGGTCAGACTTCGCCAAGCGCTATAACGGACCGAACTACCATCGCAATTTGTACGACATCAAACTCCAGCGCGCCTACGAGCGGCACGCTAGCTGCAATTGCGGCCAGGCGGTGGCCGCATGATTGACTTCGACGCAGTGCGCAAATTGAAGGTGAAGGACGGAGATCTGCTCGTGGTCCCGCAGTCCACCGAGCAGGAAGACATGGAGGTGTTGGCTGAAGCTCTGCACCTCATGACGCCAGGCTGCAAGGTGGTCATCGTGCGCGGCCCCCTCGCGCAGCTCGATACCTGCGCCATGAACAGACTTGGCTGGTACCGCGCATGACCACCCTGCGCCAGGCGCTTTATGGCATCGCCCTGCTGGGTGCGTTGGCCTTGTTGGTCTGGGGTCAGCAGCAGCGCATCAACGTCGCCGATAAAAACGCCGAGCTGGCAACGGCGACAGCGGATACCGCCAGCGAAGAAGCCGAGCGCAACCTAACGACCGCCAATACCCTGCGAACCACCCTGCAACAGGAACGTGACGCCCAACGGTCCTTGCGCGTGGAGCAGGATCGACTGCGCAGCGCCTTGGCGAAACGCGGGCGAGCTCTGGAGATGCTGAAACGTGAAAACGCCGAACTACGCGACTGGGCTGCTCAGCCTTTGCCTGCCCCTGCTCGCCAGCTGCGTAAGCGCCCCACCCTCACCGGCGCCGACGCTTATCGTCAGTGGCTGTCCGGCAGTGGTGCCCTGCAGCCTGCCCGCGACCAGCCCAGCCACTAACGGCGCACTGCTCACCGACCAAGACCGTGTAGAAATCGCCTGGGCGGAATGCGCGGGGCAAATCGACATGATCTATCAACATCAACAGGCAACCCCATGAACAAACCCGAAAGCCTGCGCGCTCACCTACTGACCACCGTGGCTGAACTCAAACACAACCCTGACCGGCTGCTGATATTCATCGATAACGGCAAAATCCGTTGCACCGCAGCGGCCAGCCTTTCGTTTGAGTACAGCTTCGACCTGCAGATCATCCTCACCGACTTCGCAGGCCACCCCGACAGCGTGATGTTGCCGGTGCTTGGCTGGCTCAGCGTTCACCAGTCCGAACTGCTGGAGAACTTCGACAAGGTCAAGAATGGCATCCAGTTCGAAGCCGACATCCTGGACAGAAACAAAGTCGACCTCAGCCTGAACCTGTCACTAACAGAGCGGGTAATTGTGGGCAAGGATGATCAGGGGAATACCACCGTTAAACATGCGGGCGAGCCCCAGCGTGTAGCCGATTACCTCGACCCGAATTGGGTGCCCGGCGCCCAAGGCAACACCAGCGAATGGGTGGTGCCTAGATGAGCGATAACCTCGAAGCGCTGGAAGACTGGGCAGGGGGGCTGCTGTCGCAACTGGAACCTGCCGCGCGAACCAAGCTCGCCCGTGAACTGGGTCAGGTGTTGCGCCGAAGCCAACAGCAACGGATCGGCGCCCAACGCAATCCAGACGGCACCCAATACGCCCCCCGAAAGCCACGCAATCTGCGGGGCAAGCAGGGCCGGGTGAAGCGCAAGGCTCAGATGTTTCAGAAGATGCGGACTGCCCGCCACCTGAAGGTATGGGGGGACGGCGACGCGATTACCGTAGGCTTTAACGGCCGGGTGGCGCGAATCGCCCGAGTCCATCAGTTCGGGTTGACGGACAGGCCTAGAATGGGTTCTGTGAACATTAAGTACGAGCTCCGAGAACTTCTAGGACTTACAGACGCAGATCGTGAATTAATCTATAATCACTTAATTAATCGGCTCATAATGTAAGCAGCCCAATGCGAATCACTAGCCTAAAACCAAATATTTAGGGTCAATTTTATCCTTATACACTTGATGCAATGTTGCCAGGTATGCAGAGCCAATACCACTCAACTTATAGCTAACTTTTATATACTGCTCCTTCGTATTAGAAAGAATATTTACTGTTTTTTCCGCGAGTTCTATCTTACGTGTTGCCATCCGATATGAAACCAGAATATCGCCTAGAGACTGTTCCAAAACTTCAGGATTATGGTAACAATGCATAAAATCAAAGACATTTATTATGAGCATATCATTCGTCATCCTGACCCGATCCTCAAACTGTCCGTACTCAATCTCCTCTTTGACCAAGCGTCTAAAAACACCTCCTAGTATCTTGGCTTTCTGATCTGAACTAGCCTGCTCAATCATTTCGAGTAGCTCACTAAGAAAGTGCTCTTTTTTCCCCTTTCGCTCCAACGTGGCTGAAAACTCTTCCCAATCATCACTTGAAAAGGTACCAGCACTTTCGACAAAGGCCTCTACTTTCTTTTTAAACTTACCCTCTCTAAAGTGAAGGTAAGTCTTAACCACTGCAACTCCTGTAGAAACCAATGGAATCTCTTTTAGCACTTCGCTTTCTACACAGGAATCTAAGAGAGCCTCCGCATAATCGCCAAATGGGAATTTTCTAGCAGCCTTGCTCACATCAGTCACAGTCCTATCTTTTTTTTCAGTCATGATTTCCCTACTCACTAACGTGGATGAAAATCTGAAGAGCGTACAAACAAGGAATGCCCTCAGGTTGAGGCTAAATCTGAATTGTAAACGTGACGATTACAAGCTTATGTGGCTGCACCCTCGAACGTGTGGCGCCACTATCGGCGCATGACCGACCTAGCCCTAGCCACCCTCGCCCGCATGCTCGAAAACCTCATCCGCTTCGGCGTCATTGCCGCTGTGCAGATGACGCCCCCGCGCGTGCAGGTCAAAACCGGAAAGCTGACAACAGCCTGGCTGCCGTGGATTGCGCTGCGCGCCGGGGCGGATAGGGAGTGGGACCCGCCCACCGTGGACGAACAGGTGATCCTGTTCAGTCCGTCCGGCCAGCTCGCCAATGGTATTGCTCTAACCGGCGTGTTCAGCGATCACATTCCGGCCAACGGGGACCGCCTCGGGTTGCATCGCCGTACCTACCAAGATGGCACTGTCATCGAGTACGACAGCGAGGCCCATCATCTGAGCGCGGTGCTGGTAGACGGCGGCACTACCGATCTGGTCAGCACTGGCGGCATCCACATCGTCGGCCCCATCACGCACGAGGGTGACTACACCCAGCAGGGCAGCTACACCCAGACAGGCAGTTTTACCCAGACCGGTGACCAGACGATAACCGGGCAAGTCACTGTCTCGGCCGATGTCATCGCTGCGGGTATTAGCCTGGTCAGCCATCTACACATCGGCAACCTCGGTGCACCGACGAGCCCACCGCAATGAACCGCGAAACCGGCGGCGCCATCGACACCCTGGACCATATCAGCCAGTCCATCACCGACATCCTCACCACTCGCATTGGAACCCGCGTGATGCGCCGTGAATACGGCAGTCTGCTGCCGGAGCTGGTGGACCAACCTTTCAACGACGTCACCCGCCTGCGGATGTACGCAAGCACGGTCATGGCGTTGATGCGCTGGGAACCACGGATCAGCCTTAGCCGCGTGCAGTTTCTTGGCATCAGCATGCAAGGCGAATCGGTGATGGATCTGCAAGGCAGCGTTGTGGATAGCAACCAGCCGTTGAGTCTCAGCATCCCCCTGCAATTGGGGGGCAGCGTTTGAACACCTTCGCCGCGATCGACCTTAGCCTGCTACCGCCACCGCAAATCGTCGAACAGATTGACTACGAGCAGATATTGGCGGCACGCAAGGCATATGCCGTCAGCCTCTGGCCAGAGTCCGAACAAGCCGAAATCGCCGCCCGGCTCAGCATGGAGTCAGAGCCACTGACCAAATTGCTCGAGGAGAATGCCTACCGAGAAACCCTCTGGCGTCAGCGCGTTAATGAGGCGGCCCTGGCCAACCTGCTCGCCACCGCACGCGGAGCAGATCTGGAACAACTCGCCGCCAACTTCAACGTCAGCCGGCTAGTGGTTAAGCAAGGTGATTCGACCTCGTCAGCCCCCGCTTTGCAGGTTATGGAAGGCGATGACAGTTTGCGCGAGCGTGCGCAGATGGCATGGGAAGGCTTGAGCACTGCCGGGCCACGTAACAGCTATATCTTTCACGCCAGAGGGGCTGACGGGCGCGTGGCCGACGCCACCGCGGAAAGCCCCTCACCCGCCGTCGCGGTGGTTACGGTGCAAAGCATTGTCGGCGATGGCAGCGCCGATCAGTCGCTCCTGAATATCGTCGCGGCCTACCTCAACGACGAGGACCGCCGTCCAGTCGCTGACCGCCTCACGGTTCAAGGGGCCGAGATCATCGAGTACCAGGTCAAGGCAGCGATTTACCTCCTGACCAGCGGCCCGGAGTCTGAACCGATCTTGGCTGCAGCCGAGCAACGGTTACTCGCCTACGTCCACCAGCGGCGTCGTTTGGGGATGGAAATTTCCGAATCGGCGATCCATGCCGCGCTTCACGTTGAGGGCGTACGCAAGGTCGAGCTGGACGATTGGACAGACATTACAGCCACCGCTTATCAAGCGCCCTATTGCACCGCCGTCAGCCTTGCGCAGGGCGTTGAATAATGACCGATATTCCCCTGCTACCGCGCAACTCAAAACAACTGGAGCGCCTCGCGGCTCAAGCGCTGGCGCAGATCCAGCGCGTCCCCATCCCGCTACGTCAACTCGGCCATCCCGACACTTGCCCTGGCGATCTGTTGCCCTATCTGGCCTGGGCTTTTTCAGTGGACCGCTGGGACAGTAAATGGCCAGAAGAGACAAAGCGCGCGGCTATCCGTGCGGCGTACTTCATCCATTCACGCAAGGGCACCATCGGCGCACTACGCCGCGTGGTCGAGCCGTTGGGGTATCTGATCGAAGTGCTGGAGTGGTGGCAAACCGTTCCAGAAGGTGTGCCAGGCACATTCGCCTTGAAGGTCGGCGTGCTGGACACGGGTATCACCGAAGAGATGTACCAGGAGCTGACCTGGCTGATCGATGACGCCAGACCACTCACACGACACCTGACCGGACTTGCGATCAGCTTGGCGACATCCGGCAGTTTTCACATTGCCGTAGGCATTTACGACGGCGACGAAATTGACGTCTACCCACCAGCAGCGCACGACATCTCTGTCGGTGGCAGCTTCGGTATGGGCGGGCGCACCACCTCAATCGACACACTGGACGTTTTTGGATGATTGATCAGGCTTCGCAATTCTTCGCCATCCTCACCAACGTCGGCGCCGCCAAGCAGGCCAACGCAGACGCCTTGGGAGTGCCCTGGAAAATTTCAGCCATGGGCGTGGGTGACGCCAACGGTACAGACCCCGTTCCCGATCCCAAGCAAACACAACTCATCAACGAGCAACGTCGCGCGCCGCTTAATCAGTTGCGAGTGGACGATGCCAACAGCGCAATCATCATCGCCGAGCAGGTCATACCGGCTGAAGTCGGCGGCTGGTGGATTCGTGAAATCGGGTTGTATGACGCCGACGACGATCTGATCGCCATTGCCAACTGCGCACCGTCTTTCAAGCCACTGCTGACGCAGGGCTCGGGGCGCACGCAGGTCGTACGCATCAATATGCTGGTCAGCAATGCCAGCAACGTCGAGTTGAAAATCGATCCAAGCGTAGTGCTCGCTACACGGGATTATGTGGATCGGATGCGCATAAGCATTCTCGGAGAGCTCGCCACCCGCATCATCAAGGTCAACACCTCAAAAACCCTAAGCCCCAAGGAAATGGGTTTGGTCCTGATCGATGCATCGGCCGCAGATCTGGTGCTGCAGTTGCCCACCGCGAATACGAAGCTGGGCACACGCGACGTCGTTATGCGCCGCACGGATAACCAGGGCACACGCCTTGTTATCAAAGCAGCAGGCACGGACAAGATCAAATTCCACACGCACCTGAACCCCTCGGGCTATCCGTTTCTGGTCCTCATGGGCGCGGGCGACTGGTGGCACCTTCGCAGTGATGCGGCGGGCAGTTGGTGGCCGGTGGGTCGCTACGACAACACTCCTCTTGGCCGACCAGTTTTCGAGACCACCACCCTATTTAATCCTGGCGGCTATGGCGCACTCAACGGTCCCGTGTTGTTTCGCGCCGACTGGCCGTGGCTTTGGGATCACGCTCAAAAATCCGGAATGACCGTCGCCGAAGCGTTGCGTGTCGGCAACGAAGGAGGCTGGACCGATGGCGATGGGAAGTTGACGT